CTAAAAAAGATTGGATCATAAGACAATACTATAAACATGGTATTGAAGATTTGTTGAATATTACTCGAAGTTGCGAAGGTGAGTTTGAAGGGTTAGATTATAAAACATATACACCTGGTAATAAGATTCCAGAATGTGGAGAATGTTTTTGGTGCAAAGAACGACAGTGGGGAATAGATAATGCCTAAAAGTTGTACTTTTTGTATGCATCCGTTTACAGGACTTGCTACAAGAGAAGACGGTGCTATTAAAGTATGCTGTCGTAGTCAACCTATTGGTTGGATACAGGAAGAAAGTTTAGAAGAAGTATGGAACGGTGATGCCATGCGTGAAGTTCGCAGGCAAGTACTTAATAACGAACGCCCAGATGTGTGTAAGCCGTGTTTTGACTTAGAAGATCAAGGCGTAGAGAGCTTACGACAGCGTCATATAGCAGGAGTTATACCAGAAGCTAGGGCAAACTTATACCCTGATGCATTAGATGCATTAGAAGAAGATTATACAATGCCATTTGAACTTCCTACAATGGAAATAAAACTAAACAATTTATGTAATTTAAAATGTCGTATGTGTAATCCATTAGATTCAACCAGTTGGAAAGACTGGGATCAAGTTACAGAATTTTATAAAAAAGAAAACAATTATCTTATTCCTACAGTTGATGCATTAGTTGACAAACCTGGACAGTATATTGGTCCGTTTGATAACTCGGACAATTGGTGGGCAAGTTTTGAAAAACTTTTGCCATACTTTAGACGTGTAGAGTTTGCAGGTGGTGAACCATTAATGGACCCCTATCACTATAAAATATTAGATATGCTTGCTCCATACGGTAAAAACATAGAAATAAAATATGCTACAAACGGTACTACACTAGGTATAAAAGGCGGGCGTACTATACACGACTATTGGCCTAAGTTTAAAAGTGTTGCTGTAAATGTAAGTATAGACGGTATACACGATATCTACGAATACATTAGGGGCAATGGTAAGTTTAGTGAAGTAGAAGAAAACATTAAAGTATTTAAGAGCTTTCCTAATGTAAGTAGAGTAGTAGGTGCATTTACTGTACAAGCAAATAATATTTTACAAATTTGCGATGTTATAGACTACTTCTTAAACGACATGGGTATTATATTTTATTCACATAGAGTAAATTATCCTATGTCACTATCTGCACAAGTATTGCCGCCTGAACTAAAAGAAAAAGTTGTAAGTGATTTAGAAGACATGAAAGAAAAAGTTCTAAGTTATAAACTAGTACAAGAAAACGATTTACTTAAAAAAGTTACACTACAGCAGATACAAGATAATATTAATTTCTTACAAGCAAAATGTATGTACAATACACACTGGCAAGACTGTATAGAATTTAACAAAAGATTAGATAAAACACGTAATCAAAATTTCCTCGCAGCCAATCCTGAGTTTAAATTTTATGTATAAAGTAGAATCAAAATGGCCTCATCAAAACTCTATTAAAGTAGAATGGAATCTTGGCAAAAGGTGTAACCTAGACTGTGGATATTGCCCTGCTGAAATACATGATAACTTTTCACCACATACTAATATCAAAGTACTATTAGACACCGTTGATGCACTTGCAGAATTAGATAAGCCTGTACGTGTAAGTTTTACTGGCGGAGAACCATGTATACACCCAGACTTTGAAGAATTAATAAAACATGCAAGGCAAAGATTAGACTGGATTAATGTAACTACAAACGGATTACGTAAACCGTTATGGTATGCCGAAGCACCTGTTGATCATTATGTTTTTAGCATACACTTTGATAATGATCTTTGGGTACGTGCTATGGATAATATTATGCTGTTCGGTCAGCATAATGAAAATTTAGAAAGAATTCCTTTCCAAGTAAATGTAATGGCGCATCACGAACATATGGATCGTGTCAAACAAGCTGTTGCACGTTTTCATGGTCATAACATACCGTATGTTATTAGACGTATACGTTGGACTGAAGCAGATAATCGTGATTGGTTTGACGACATGCGTTATGACCCAAAAGACTTAGAATGGATATTAAAAACTAATGCAACTGCATTGCCTAATTGTCTTATCGACGATACTAAATTAAAACACGCTAATGATATTATTAAAGAAAACTTAAATGGGTTCGAAGGATGGAGCTGTGCCGCAGGTGTGCAAAGTCTAATGATCAATTGGGACGGCGAAGTACATAGAGCAACATGTCGAGTTGGAGGAAGTTTAGGTAATATTTACGAAGGTAGTTTTGAACAACCTGAAGAATGGGTAACATGTACTCGTAAATGGTGTACTTGTGCCGCTGACATTCCTCTTACAAAGATACTACTTTAATCTTATCTAACAACTGTTCAGGCTGACATCCACAAAAATTCATATCACATATCTTAGGTTTAATTACTGGATTAAATTTTTCTATAAAATCTACATCATTAATATTGTAATTTTCAAATAGTACTGTCCGACACGCACCTGTAACTCTACCGTCTTTATCAATATAAAGATTATCTACACCAATGTTACATAACCAACCTTTGAAATTAGTTTGCTTGTTTAATCCAATCCAATTTCTATTTACAGTTTTTGTTTTGCCGTTATCTAACACAACTTTAGGATCGCGTTTTAAATTTTTTAATTTTTTTAATATCCATAAAGGATTAGGAAATCTTTTTACCGGCTTGCTTATATATTTTAATTGTTCTGGTGTATAATCAATAGTAGTGTGCATAACTTCCATTGCATTTATAAACCATCTATACTTACTTGTACGTAATTGCTTTACTATATCTATACACTTATCCCAAGCAAACGGATCCATTAATACCATTGCATTTACAACAGGCCCTTGCTTATAAACTATATCAGCTACTTTCTTTAAATGTTCGATATCAGCATACTCATGATGTACACTAATCATTACATCATCAAAATATTTTCCGTACTGTTCCCACCACCTTAATGTACGAGAACCATTAGTACTAATACTAACCCAAGAATTATATTTTTCTTTAAGAAGTTTTGTAAACTTACCTAATTCAGGCCATAGTGTAGGTTCGCCGCCTACAATGTGTACTTCAAATCTTTCTTTGCCGTATTTTTTATAATGATCTAATAAATGAAAAAAGTTTTTAGTAGTAGCATCAAAATCGTCAGTCCATCTAAACTCTCCTTCATTTGAGCCTTTAAAACAGTACCAACACTTGTGATTACAAGTATTGCCAATCATATATTCAATACGAAGTGTTTTAGGATCTTGCGAGTTTATTACTTGTTTAATCATAGCAAGTGTGCTAACTCTGGAAATACTTTGGCTGCCGACAACCCACGTATAGCATCAAGTTTGTTTGTGTACTCTTTAAAGCCTGGCAATAAATGACTGTTGTCTTGTGCATTCATGTGATTAAGAACTGCTTCCCAACGTTTCCAACCATATGGATTGTGTTTCCAATATTCGTCATCTTGTCTATAGTTATTCCACAACCAATCTTTAAAATCCATAAAGCGTTCTTTAACTTCTTGCTTGTCTTCTTCAGGTAATATTTGTATACTAAGAAATGTTGGAATGTATAGTAAGTGCATATTAACTAGGCCGCCACCCATTTGAACACCGCCTGGAACTTCGCCTACATTTAACTTTTTAAATCCACTTTCAAGTTTCCACTTCATAAAATCAGGCAAATGTTTTATATTGAATATTTGTATTGCTGTTGCTAAACTTGTTTGTATATTGTCAGGTGTGTTATCGAGCAAATGCAAAGTTTTTTCTACAGTCTCAAAGTTTGTAGGATAGCGTATATATTCATCACGCTCATGACTTGCATCCATACTAATAGCAAATTTTACTTTTTTAAATTTTGACCATAGCTCAATTAAATCATCATCAACTAATAAGCCGTTTGAATTATAACGTAACAATATTTTATCTTGATAACCTTGTCTAATAATTTCTTCAATAAACAGTTTGTGTTCTCGTATCATTAAAGGTTCGCCGCCAGCAAAATAAACTTGACGTAAATTTGGTATCTGAGAATACATCTCATCCCAAAAAGATGCTTTCTCATGCCACTTATTATTAAACTCTTTTTTATCCCATTGCATTTGTCTTTTTACTTCTGGGTCTTGTAATACAGGAATAAGTTTTTTATGATCTGCTACCCACTTACTTGAATCATGCGGTGAACACATAACGCATTTGATATTACAAGTATGCCCTAAACGTAAATCTAAATATTTTAAATTTTCAGGCACTGTGCCATCTTCTTTAGTCTGGCGAATTAATTCAGGAATGTCTACACCATCTTCCATCCAAGTATAACTTTCCCAAACACGTTTACTTGCAACTCCGCGAGATTCTTCTTCAAAACACTTTCGACAACTAGCAGGTATCTTACCTTCAAGCATAGTTGTTCTTACACTTTTCATGTAGTCATTATTCCATGCTTCCATAGGTGTTTCTCTGCCAAAGTTTGCAGGTTTGCCATGTTCCATTTTAACTAAGCCTACTTCGTGATCTTCACCTGCACCACTAGCATTTGATGAGCAACATAATCTCATATCGCCATTGGGTCTAGTAGCAAAGTGTATCCAAGGCAAAATGCAAAATGTTTCACTGCCAGATGCTTTGGCTATTGCTGATGTATATTTGTCTAAGTCAGACATTATTTTTTCTTCCCAATTATCATATAGCGTTCATACTTTGGTGTATCTAATATTCCTCTATAAAAAGGCTTTATTTTACTCATATGTGTAAAATCTGTTAAATCTGTAGAACAACGAACGTGTTCTTTGTGTTCAAAATAATTATTACTTTGTAATACAATAACTGCATTGTCAGGTTGATTATCTAACCATTGTTCATACTGCTCTTGTGTTATGTGTTCACAACTTGTATTAATTACAACATCTGCTCCTGCAACGTAGTTACACATGTCATGTGTGACTGCTTCAAATTTATCTAACATTTCTTGACGTTTGTTTACAGTACATGCTATTTCTTCACAAGTAGGATCAATGTCAACTGATGTAATGTGTTCAACATTTATTTTACTATTAAATAAAATGTTTGATAACACGCCATTCCATCCTCCATAAATTATAATGTTTAACGGACGTACTGGAACAAAGGCAGGTAATTGTTCTGCAACCCAAACTTTACTTCTTACTTGGCCTTTCCAAAAACTTTCTAATGTACGATATCGATCCTTGCTATTCCGAATAGCATCCATCCAAAAAAGTACATCTTCAATATCAACTTTCATATACCTATTTATTGCTCCTGTAAGTCAGATATTGCGTCTTTGAACTTTTGTGGATTAAACTGCGGATAGTATGTTAATAGTTTTGATATATCAGGCTTACGGCGTTTTACACTGCCTTCTTTGCCGTCTATGCAAATCCAATCAATAGTATTTCCTGCAATTAAATTTGCGGCTTCTTTAATAGTAATTTCTTCGTCACTACCAATGTTAACTATGTCTTGTGATGCAATGTCAAAGATATTTAATATTGCTTCAACTGCATCTTCTACCCTACAAAAACTACGAGTCTCGTCTGCACCAATTAGTGTATAA